AAATTAAGGGGGTTGACTGATTTTTGATGGTTCGTAAAATCGAAGAAAGAAAGAAAGACACAGCTAAGCTTAGCGCTAAGCAAAGCGCTGAGATAAGCGCTAATGAATGGCTTTCAAATAACAAAAAACTTTTAAAAAAAATTGCTGAGCATAGCGCTAAGCTTAGCTTAGCTAATTATAGCTTAGCTATTCGACGCGCGCGCGAAGAACCGCTTGAGCAAATCGAGCGCAGAGTTATGCGCCAATTAAGCCGACGATTATCCAGGGATCTCTACGAGCAAACGCAAGCTGAGCTGCAAAAGCTTAGCCCCCTGGACGCTTTTGATTTCCTGGCAAACATGGACGAAAGGCTGCGCGGTGGATAAGCACAGAATGAGCATGACGGAGCTCGATAGCTTTTTTCTCAGGGCTGCAGAAACAGAGCGCAAACTACCAGCGGCGTTCCGCAAGCAAAAGCTCGCGTCTTGGCCTGAGTTTCGCCAGGAATGGGGCGCTTACGGATGGGACGATTTCGTTGCACCTCTCAGCAAGGCAACTCCTGCAGACGTTACATGCTTTGAGCAAGCTTTGCTTCTCGGCATCAGATACATGGACGAGGACGATAGACGCCTGGTGTGGGCTGTGGCTCACAGCGCGGCGTTCCGCGAGCGTGGGCCTAAGTGGACAAAGCTCGGTAAGATGCTTGGCGGCAGGGATGCCAGGGCGGTCAAGCGCATGTATTACGATGCTCTGGTCAGATTATACTATAAGATCCCGCCTGATGATGATGACGAGATCTTAGCAAAGGTTTTTTAAAGATTTATTTATTTGCGCTTTAACTGATTAGCATGTGTATTCTGACTATAGTTTTTACTGTAATTATTCCAAAAAAAAATATTGAATAGTTCAATCAATGCTCGCTGCAATATTACTTTTCATGCCAATCATCGGGGCGGTGTCCGTCCAGATAAGCATTTATTAAGCGCGTTACCCTGGGCGCTGGCGGTCTGCTTGTCGTTGCATCGCTTGGCATTTCCATGCGGCGTACACTCTGCGCGTCTGTGTCTAGCAATCTGCCAAGCTCAGACTGAGATAAGCCCAGCTCGCGCCGAGCTTTCTTTATATCAATCACTGCGGCGTTCCCTGGTCAATCATGTTGTAATCTAAATGAACAAATAGGCAGGGCTTTCCGTCATCGCCCATTTCAGCAAGCACCCAATCAGTGCGCTTGTGCCACTTGTGAGAAAATACACCGCAATCAATCAATTGATTACCAAGCCGATTGCACTCCCAAATTGCCGGCGTCATTTTCTCGATTGTGCATTCTTCAGCAAATAGAAACGATACTTGCATATCAGCTTTGAGATAATCTTTTACTAGGTCAAAGTGTGAGCCATTCAGGACAATGCAATCGTGCTTGTCAGACATGCCACCGCCACAATCGCCACGAACTGCGACCAGGCAATATCCAAAGGCTTGCGGGGCTTCCTCAAGCCCCAATTTTTCCCTAAGCTTGCTTTCTGCATCAGCTCCCAAGCTCGCGGGTAAGTCAAAGATAATTTCGCTCATTTTTGCTTGCTCTGGGGTCAGAGCTGGTTTCCAAGTTGCCATTTTTTATTCTCCTGAGTAAAGCGGGGCATGATGCCCCTGGGGGTTAGCGTAAAGCCTGGTTGCAAAGCGTCAAGGCTATTATCTGCGCGTTAATCTGCGCGTGGTGGTGCCTAGCCTCTGCGGGGCTAATCATAAGATCAACAACGGCCTGGCGTAGGTCTGCGTCTGCGCGGGTGAGCTGGGCGAGAGCATGTTGCTTTTTCATAGCTATTACCCCGCCTGGTAAAATACGTTAAGGCCAAGCACGTTTGCTTCGGTGTAGTCATAAGACAGGTCTGCAGCGTAAGCAGTTACATCAATGTAGTGCTGCAAGTGGTCGGGAATATCGCCCAGCATGCCTTCGTCGATGAATTGCTCTGCAAGCTGTACAATTGTGTCGGCTCGGTAGATAATCATATTGTCGGTAAATTCATCAATTGCAGTATCTTTGCGCAATGTTGCGATATTATCGCCAAGGGCAATGCAAAAAGCGATAACGTCATGCTCATCTGGTGCCTGGTCGATGTAATCAAAGAACTGTGCAAGGTTAGCCTGGTTGAGCTTCATAGCCTCAGCAATCGCGCAATCTGTGGCGTCTGCCTCAATCAATTGAATTTCATATTCTTCGACAGGCTGGCCGTAATCGTTTACGTTTGCAGCATATGCAGCGTCATAGCTTTCCAGGTCGGTGAAATAAAAGCCTGTGGCGCTAATATCGTATGGCTGTGCGTGTAATGTTGTCATGTCTAGTTCCTTAGATTGGCGGGGCGCATTGCCCCTGGTGTGATTAACAAATAGCAAGCTTGACGGAATACGTCAAGGGGTAATGATAAAATAAATCAAGAAGCTTGCGCGGGTGCTCTGAATATGTTAGCGGTTAGTATATAATCGCCCAGCTTTTGCGATTTGTCCTACTGGCTACTCAACATTTACTTCTCTGACTACACAACTCAGCCCGATAAGCTTAGCGCTTGTCGGGTTTTTTTATGGAAAGATCCGATGGTATCCCGCAGCAACATCAACAAAAAGGTAATGCAGCAAATATGCGATCGCATTGCGCATGGCGAAAGCCTGTTGACCATTGCAGCGGATCCAGATGTGCCAACAAGCTATGCTGCAGTTACTCGCGCAGTGCAGAGAAATAACGACTTCTATGAGATGTACCGCCGCGCTCGATCGCTCCAAGCAGAGTTTTATTTCGATCATATCACGGACATAATGATGTCACCGCTTCCGACATTCGAGGACAACCGCCAGGCAAACGCATTTGTCACAAACAACCGCAACAAGGTAGACGCATTGAAGTGGGTGATCGCAAGGATGCAGCCCAACGGGATCAGGGATAAGCGTGAGGATGCACCGCAAAACTCAGCCATCACAATATCATGGCAAGGTAACGATGTAGCGGTAAGCTCTGCTGATGACAGCCAAGCTTCACCAGGGACAGAATAGAACTGACCAGGGACTACGATTGTCTAGGCTTGTTTGAGTGCAGGGGATGAGCTGGTCATCAGGGTAACCAGGGTCATCAGGGGATCATGCAGTGATAACCGTATTACCTAACGTACAGGTGAGTGAGCTACGCACAGGAACGCTCAGCAGATCGGGCCTGGTCGGATCCTTGCAACCGAGCTGCAACCCAGGACGGCCAAGCGCCTGTAATCATTGGCGTAGAGTGCGGGTAATGACCCCGTTTGCGCAGAGATCCGCCGCTTTTCGAGGCCCCGCCGACCCCACCCCCGCCTGACGCCGCCGCCGCGACTTTTGCTATAAGACCCGTTTATAAAACACACACACGCAGGCCTTACATGGAAATCGTCATACCTTACGCACCGCGAGCGCTGCAGGCTCAGCTTCATGCTGAGATGCAAGCGAGGCGCTGGGGCGTTGTTGTTTGTCACCGTAGGTTTGGCAAGACTGTCTGGGCTATTAATCATATTCTTCGCGATGCTTTGATGAGCTCTAAGCCTAATCCTCGGTACGCTATGATGGCTCCTACGTATCGGCAGGCTAAGTCTGTTAGCTGGGATTTGCTTAAGCAGTATGCTGGGTCTATTCCTGGCGTGCGGTTCAATGAGACTGAGCTTCGATGTGATTTACCTAACGGCGCTAGGATAAGCTTGTTAGGCGCTGAGAACGGCCAGGCATTGCGAGGTCTTGAGCTTCATGGCGTTGTGATGGACGAATACGCTAATATGCCTGAGAGCGTCTTTCCCGAGGTCATACGTCCTGCTCTGTCTAACTCTAAGGGCTGGTGTTGTTTCATTGGCACGCCACAAGGGCATAACGCTTTCTATGAATTGTATGAGCAGGCTAAGGGCGACGAGAATTGGCTTGCTGTTGTTCACAAGGCCAGTGAGACCGGGTTGCTTGATCGCGAGGAACTAGAGGCCGCTCAGAAGATGATGAGCCCCGATCAGTATGCCCAGGAGTTTGAGTGTTCTTGGCAGGCGAATGTGCCTGGGAGTATTTACGGCAAGGAGCTTGAACAGGCCGAGGAAGATGGGCGCGTTACGAATGTGCCTTATGATCCTGCGTTGCGTGTCAGTACGTTTTGGGATCTCGGCGTAGGCGATAGCACTGCGGTATTCTTTGTGCAGACCGCCGGGCGAGCTGTTCATGTGATTGATTACTATGAGACGCGAGGCGAGGGCTTGCCGCACTATTGCAAGGTTTTGTCTGACAAGGGTTATTTATACCAGGATCACTTTGCTCCGCATGACATTGAGCAGAGGGAGCTTGGAACCGGGAAAAGTCGCAGGGAGATTGCTTATGATCTCGGGCTTAACTTCCGCGTTGTTCCTAAGCTTGGGCTTGAGGATGGCATACACGCAGCGAAGATGCTTATTCCTAAGTGCTGGTTTGACAGAGATAAGACCAAGGTAGGGCTCGAGGCTCTCAGACAGTATCACAGGGCTTATAACGAGCGCACACGGACGTTCAGAGCGACCCCTGTGCATGATTTCTCTAGCCACAGCGCAGATGCGTTTAGGTATCTGGCCGTTGGCTTGAGAATTGGAAACAACAAAATGCGAGCGCCACAGCAACAGGCGTTGAATAGCTATAACGTCTTTGCGGCGTAGGAGGTAGATATGGGCGGTGATTCAAGTTCAGCGGGTGATAGTTCATCAGATAAAAAGGCTAAGCCAGCGCCTACTTATAGAAGTACGGCCCCTACAACGAGCCCACGTCCCAGGCCAAGACCGTCTAGTACCCCTGCATCAACCACGCTCAAGAATATGCCGGGCGCATTAGCTGAGGATATAAAGATCGGCACGGGGCAAATGGAGCCAACTCAGGGCTATTATGAACGCACGGCTGCAAGAGAAAAGTTTGAAAAGGATCAAGCTGCATCATATGGCGGCGATAATAACCCACAACCCAGGCAATCGACAATGGCTCGGGCTGCAGCGCCTAGCTATGGCATTGCGCCCGTAGGATCTGCCCCTGCTTTACCTGATCCCGATGCAGTTGGCGAAACTGAGCAAGCCTTACTCGATGCAAATAGAAAGGGCAGATCTTCCACGATTGCCACAAGCCCAGCTGGATTACTTGCCGGGGATGATAGTACGCGAAAGAAACGCTCTCTCATGGGTGGATTAATCAGATGATGATGATGAAAAAGCGCAATATTGCTGGTGAAATGGGCGCTAAAGCCTCTCAGCCAGCAAAGCGCAGGGACACCGTGGATCCGCTCGAGCGTCTTAATCAAAAGATGGCTGGCAAGGGCAAGGGCGGTGATCCCAAGAAAGCCAAAAGGCGATCCATGATGCAACAATATGGGCTGTATTAATGCAAATTAAGCCAATGGTTGCCAACCTGGACAGGCGCTTTCAACAGCTACAATCTCAGCGAAGTAACTGGGAAAGCCATTGGCAAGAGCTCGCTGACTTTATGTTGCCTA